AGTCCAAGCCTCTCGCATTCATCTTCCATTCTCCCTGAGGCGGTAACTCATCGACTATATCCCAATTCGTGAATACCACACCCTCCAGCTTTCCCGTCAAGCCTCTGGCATATACCCTCCACAGCTCATCATCTTCTATTCCCTCTATTCTCTCATGCTCCTCCTCAGACAGGAAATGATTATTTTTATGAGTAGATATAATCAGCAAAGCGTCCTTTCTTCCTATAATCTTATCATGCGCCCAAAACCTCGAAGTGGGGTTATAGTCCATAAACACCTTCTTCCTCGTTCTTATCTGCAACTGCCAGAACACCTCATAAGATATACCATTAGCCTCATTAGCGAACAGGTAATCTCTCTTACCATTCTTAGCGTCCTGCTCATCAGCATAAGAGTTAAACTCTATGACACTTCCATTTCTCCCCTGGATATAGTGCAAGCTCTCATTCACCTTAAAAAAAGCGCTCAGCCACTCCGAGCCTCTTATTATAGTCTTCGCATCACGAAACGCACCCACTCTCAGGTTAGGAAAGTCCTGTCCCACTACCGTAACGATACAGCCAGCCTCCATGATAGCAAGCACAAACAGCACCTGCATTATCGTGTAGGTCTTTCCGCTACTCGTTCCTCCCTGATTAACGAGAAATCTTTTATCACTCTCATAATTCTCACGGAACAATTCCTCATTAACTTTGAATGGTACAGCCATATCCTATCCTCTCTCAGTATCTACCTCATCTTCGCTATGCGCCAAAGGAGTATTCCCAGCGCTCACGAACTCAATCTGTATCTTATTATCCATTCCTCCAGACATCTCCAGTTTCTCCGCTGGTTTCTCACCAATCATTGCGCAGATCGTATTATAAGCCTGCACATCCCCCTGCTCAGCCTTAGCAACCAGAGACCTCGTAATGACAAACTGGTGGTTCATGTCCTCCTCTCTGACACCTTCCTCCTGTAGCCTCGTCTTCAAGGCTGGCGACAATTCCACATCATACATCATCTGCTCCAACACCTCTCTCATCATCTTCTTTCTCCGTCTCGCCTCCACAGAAGCCTTGCCTCCATTAGACGCCATTCTCCTCAGTTCCTCCTCAGTTAATTTATCTGCTGAGCGTAGGTTTTCCACCTTTCCCTTTCCCATACACTTATACTCCCTTTATGGGCACCTTGATTATGGGGTTATAGTCCAACCTCTTCTGCTTCTCAGTATGCCCCTTGTTACTATTATTGCTATCAATCTTAACAATCTTCGTGCCCCACTTCTGCTGCAAAGCCTCCAATTGCTCCTTCTCTCTCTGCCTATTCCTATACGTGGCACACCCCCCCCCTGTTTTCAGACTGCCTACATATATAGTGGTAGGCGTTTACCCTTAACACTACTCTCTCCAGATTAAGCTGCTGTAGCGTCATATCATAATCTTCCTTCAAAGGCAGGCTCTCATCATACCTACACCTATTACCTTTCAGGAAGCACTGGAACGGACCGCCTATATATGAGCGAGTAGAGAAAGGAGTATTATGCCTATAGTACATCGGGTCTCCAGAGCTGTTGCAGTTCAGCCCCCAGAACTTAGCTCCAAGCTCCTGAGCAATCAGGCTGTACTTCTCCAAGAACAGCATAAACTCATCAGCCCTAACCACTCTCACCTCATACGCAAAGTCCGTCTCCCTATCATACTCAAACCTCCTTATGCACTTCAGATCGTCATCTATTATCAGCACCACATCCATTCCTCTCTTAAACTCCTCATCGAGTATATAGTTCCTTACCCTGCACAGATTACCCTGCACACCCTCAGGGCATGACACTATATCCGCCCCCGGGTTATTCCTCACGTACTCATCATACTCCTTGCAGTCCACCCATATACGACAGAAAGGCAAATAGTCCAGAGTTAAGACCTCATCAGGTCTCTTATAAGAAGGTGCATTAACCGATATCTTCATTTTCCTTCCTTATTTTCGTTAAAAGTCCTGCCTAAGCTGTTTTCTCCGAGAATGCGATTAAGTACCTCACTACCTCTCAGAACTCTGCCTATGCCTATCTTTTGCCCCTGAATATTACTCTTATTCCTTGCCGTACTAAGCAACTTCACAGGTTTTATTCCGAACAACGTCTGAGCCTGCAGCCAGTCCACCTCATTATCAAAGTACAGCACCACATAGTTATGCGACTCATCCAATATCTCAGTAAACTCCACATCTCCCTTCTCCGTTACTCCTCTACCTTTTACATTGATCGGCACGTCCCACTTAACCAGCTCCTTAATATCCCATGCCTTCAAGAGCTTATCATCATTCTCCGCATAATGCTGATTTTCCTTAATCACATACTCCCTCAGCTTCTCCGTAGGAGTGTCCTCCGGCAGCACCTTACACAAGGCATTCTCCCAGCCTAAGCGCTTATATGCCCTACACCTATGGTTTCCAGATATAGCAATATACCTCCCTTTATAGGGATATACCTTAATCTCATCAAGGCTCTTCATCTCTGGCGATGCCTCGATACTCTCACAAAGGCTCTCAAACTTCGCCTTCGTAATCTTTCTCGGGTTCTTAGGCACACCAGGTATCTGCCCTGTATTCTCCTCAATCAGTTCAAGAGGTATTTCCTTAATCTCTACCTTTAATTCAAAATTCTCCATAAGCAAAACACTTTATAATATAAGCACTTACGTTTGCAAAGATACGGATTTTCTTTATATTCTCCAAATTTTTCGGCATAAAAATAAGAGGCATAGCCTTCATCAGCCATACCTCCTACAGTAAATTACCTGCAAATAAAAAGAAATTGATTATCAGTCCTTTACATTTTTCGCAGACTTCCTCTGCAAATAAGACATCTCTTTCTTTACAGTTTTCCCCTCAGTTTCTCCTATTTGGCCTCTCCCAATACTTAGCCAACTGACAGGCTTCTACCGCTTCCTTTACTCTATCCCTTTGCTTCGGCAATTCCTCCATAGTTATTCCGAAAGAGTCTGCTAACGCTCCCAGCACTCCCTCATAGTTAGCATTCTCATACTGGCTCAGCGTCAGCCTTGCCAGCTTCCTCACTCTCGCTTGCGCACACCTCAGGCACTTTATCCTTCTCAGTCCCTTAATCTCCTGCCTCAGTTCCACCTGCCTCGCAAGCATTCTCTCACTTATAATCATCATTCCTTACCTCCCTTCTTCCTCATCTTTACATACTCATAGAGTAACACATCATTCCTCCTTACCTTCTTAGCCAACTCCAGCACCTTCCTGGCACTTTCCTTGTCGGTCTCCGCATCAGCATAGCAATTCAACGCCTCAGCAATCAATCTTCTCTCTTCACTCTCCAGAGTTTTAATCTTTACTTTCATTTCTTCATTCCTTATCTAAGTTATTACAAAAATCTTGTGCGTTCCCCCAGAGTGTTACTGCATACAGCAGAACAAACTCTATTCCATATAACAATATGCCATTATCCATATCAAATTATATATCTTCTTTTCTTTTCATTCTCCATTATTCTCTCTATATTCTCTCTCACCTTAGACAGTTCCTTTAGCAGGTCTTTATCTATAGGCGTGTCGGTCTCCGCTATCAGCCTCGTTGCATCCTCTACATTACTAATCAGGTAGTCTCCACTTATCGGCACCAAATTTTTCACATACTCATTAAACTCCTCCTCCGTGACATATTCCACCTTATAGTACCACCTATCCTCTTCACTTGCCCTAACCACATCTTTCACATTGAAATAATCAGGAAAGGGTAGAGGAATGCAACTGACATCCCCCTCCTCATTTTCTATTATTGCCTCATAGTCGCATATCGTCAGGTACTTTTTCCCTTTCTCCCTGTCGCTGCAGCACGTCTTCGTCAATACCCTCTCCTTTATCACATTAACCAGTCTCATTTCTCACCTCCTTTCATTCTTCTATGCACCTCGATAGTATTTAACATCTTAGCCTGCATCTTTCTCATATAGTCTCTAATATCTTTCAGTTCTACCTTCTCTCCTCCAAAATTACAGAACTGCAAAGCGATACAGGTAAACATGGCATTCACCATATCATCCAGACTGGTCTTATCAGGAATAGTCTCATTCACCTTATAAGCCAGCTCCGCGATATTCTTTCCCGTCTTCAGGAAGCCATCGCTCCTCTCTACCTTTCTCACCAGCTCCTCCATGCCTTCTCTCATCTCTTCCAGCTCATTTATACACTTATCTACCTCTTCCACGAGGCTATCCTTTCCATGAGGCTTTGCGGCACTCTTAGCCGCTCCACCCGTAATACTTACTTTCTTAGCCATAATTCTTTACCATTTAATATTCTCTATTACTATTTTCTTTATCTCTCCAGTAAGTGCCGTTTCTGAACTTTCCCTCAGTTCATCTTCATTCATGATGTGACTACATTCTTTCAGTTTACACTCGCACTTCTCACCATATATAATCATGTCAAATATCATATCTCTTTATTGTTTTAGTTCTATTTTTTTAATTCATTATAAAAATGTCATTCACGCCTGAACCTCATACCGCTTATCCGCTTGTACTTTACTTTCGGGTCGTAGTTCTTAATCAGCATACGGAGCTGGGCATCTGTCAGCTTCGGGCAATCTACCTCCTTGAAAATTCTCGCATCGCCTTGGTGCTCTCCGAAGTTGCGCAAGGGAAAGTGCCTCAGGTAACCATGTTCACCGATCATCAGCACGGTCACTTCGTAGCCATCATTCCAGTTTATACCGAACTGCATAATTGTAAAAGTTTATTTTGTTCATTATATATCTTCATTTCTTTATTCATACTCTATTACTCCTAAACTCTCTTATCCTGTTGAGGTACATTACTGGAAGATTTATTGACACATCCCATCCATCCCCCTCCCACATGGTCAATACCTTCTTGGCATCTGCGAGCCTGTCTCGGAACCGTCTCTCATTTTCACCAAACAGGTCAGGAACAAAGCCTTCTCTTTCAATGCGAGTTACCCTTCTCTTCGCTGCTGACAACTTATTCTTCCGTATCATGTTACAATAATCTTCCTTGTCAAAGAAGGCTATATTCCCCATTATTTTCTCTACATACAAGTCTGGTCTTGCCAGAGTGACAAGTGCAGCATATCTGTCAAACAGCCACATATATCTAAATAACTGCTTTGACTTGAAGTCTCGGTTATAGTAAATCGTTTCAGATATAGCCGGCTCTTTGCGACGACGGGCAACCAATTTGATAAACCAATTATCTATTAGCTTTCTTTCCATACTCACTTAAAATCTAATTGTAACTGAAATCCTATTCTTAACCTCTTAGCCATTGTTCTTACTATATCCACTTCCATTTTCTTCTCAGTATCTTTCCACACCTCTGGCAGTAGTCAGTAGTACACTTATGTATATAGCTATAGTATCTCTTCTTCGCCTTACCCTTTCTATTCGTGCGAAACTGATACCTTTCTCTTCTTATCGTTCGCGCTACATCATGTCCGAGAAGGAAACACTTTATTCTAATTATCAACTCCTGAGCCTTGTCTTTTATAACAGAGAAGAATGCTCTTATTACTTCAAACATACCTTTTCCTCCTCCTCTTTAAGCTGCTCTTCTATTCTTTCCTTCAGCAATTTTGCCCCCCCCCTCACGCTGAGCCAGCACCTCGATACACTTCTCAGGGTATGCAAACAGACCTCTTATCACTCCAGCCTCCTTCTCATCGCCTATCAGCACGCAGTCT